CTAATTGATATAATATTTCTTTTATATAAGCACATGAATTATACTTACTTTCTAAAAAATCAATTATCTTTTTATCTTTAGAATTATTTTCATTCAAACTCAAATTAACCCTCATTTGCACACCTAGTATCATTATGTACCTTATATCAATTTTATAATATAAGGTACATAACTTTTAATAAGTACAGTATGTGTTATTTAGTGCTTTTTGGTGCTTTATTATCAACATCTAAATATATATTGCTATACTTACTATTTCCCCTTCCTTTATAAGTTTTACTTGTTTGTATTACTGTAAAAATATCTTGTATTTTATTTAAAACATTATTTAATTCAATATTGCCTTCTTCAGTATCAACAAATGTTAATCTCATTTTTATCATTTATCTAATCCCCTTGCTTTTTCTTCTTTATATACAATCTTATTATCTATTTTTATATAAATAATTTTATCTAATGCATCTTTTATTTTCTTATCAAGAAACATTACAAATTTCATCATTTATCTAACCCCTTTGCCTTTCCAATATTGTAGCTTCCATTACAGTTAGAACATAAATTATTCTTCATAATTTCTACTCTAAATTTCTTATCAAGAACATTTATAAAATACTCTGCTCCTCCACCAGTTAGATAAATTTTATAATCACTAAGGTTATCTATAGTTACTTTTACATCATTTATTATCTTTGCTGCATACTTATAAATAACACATTCAAATTCATCAATATTTATTATTTCATTTGCTAATAACTTATGAATATCTTCCAATCTTCTATTTTCGCCTTGTCCATTCAATTTATCAGCTATATCGTTAAATACATCCATCATTCCTATTGGAAGCGACTTTTCTTTTTCATTAATGCCGTTGTTAAATGTAAAAATATCAGTTGTTCTCCCCCCAATATCCATTACTGCAATTAATCCATCATTTCTCTTAGATAGGCTATAAAATGAGCTCCATCCCTCTCTTAATACACCAACTTTATTAAAAATAGTTTTATATTCAACACCATTTACCTTATAGGTAAACTCATGACCTTGTAACCTATCAACTATTAAGTTTTTCATTGCAATTTGACTTGCTGGTAAGTGTAATATTAAATTTACTTCTCCTGAAACATTACTTTTTGATAATGCATAAAATAATGGTACTTCAATTTCTTTATGAGCTTTTGAAAAAGTTTTATTAAACTCTCCTTTGCCAAAGAAATAATTGTTTCCATCAAAACTTAACACTTCTCCCCCAAAAGTTTCAGCATTATTATCTAATTCAAATCTATTTTCCAAAATAATCCCTTCACTTGTTTTGATATTAAATGATCCTATATCAACAGTTATTAATTTCATTTTTTTACCTCCTAATTATCTATTCATTAATTCAAGTAACTTCTTAGGAATACTTACTCCTAAAAATAATCTGATTGTAACTAAAACTGACAATAAAAAAACTAAATGTACTATTGCCCAAAATAGCCACGTTATCATAATGTCTAAAATCATCTTTATTTCTTCAAAATTCATTTTAAAATCCCCCTTGAATTTTTACATCCAAGATGGTATACTTAACTTGCGAGTGATAGTGTACCATCTTTGGTATGCTTTTTTTTATAAATAAATCTTTTTACTAAATTTGAGTTTTTAAAAACTCTATATGATCTTTA